ACGCTCTCGCTCGCGCTCGGGCGCCGACGCGGGCGGGCGCCAGCCTCGACGCCGAGGGGAGCGTTGTCGCGGGCGTCACTGGCGCGCTGAGTGTGGCGCTGGCGGCGGCTGGGCTGGGAGCGGACGGAGAGGTTGCAGGCGGCGCTACGGGCGCTCTGAGCGTTGCTCTCGCTGCGGTAGCGATCGAGGCCGCGGGGACGGTCGAGGATGGCGCGTCCGGCGATCTCGATGCCGCGCTCGGCGCCGTCACGATCGAGGCTGATGGCAATGTCGGCAGCGGCGTTGCGGGCGGTCTTTCGGCGACGCTGGCCGGTGCGACGGTTGATGCCGAGGGCGAGGTCGCTGATGGCCTGACGGGCGATCTGACGGCTGCTCTGGCAGGCGCGAGCGTCGCCGCGGCCGGCGATGTAGGGGACGGCGCGACGGGCGTTCTCGCCGTCACGCTGGAGGCGACAGCGCTCGCGGCTGATGGAGTGGTCGGCGACGCCCTGGCCGGCACGCTGGCGGTCGTTCTCGGCGGCGCGGCGCTGGACGCCAGCGGTGAGACGACGGCCGGCATCACCGGCGCGGCGTCCGCGACACTGGCCGCGGTCACGATCGACGCCGAAGGGGCGCTGGGAGCCGCCCTTACCGGGTCTCTGGTGGCCACGCTCGAGGCGGCGACGCTCGCCGCATCAGGAGAGATTGCGGACGGGCTCACCGGCTTGCTGACCGCCGCTCTCGGCGCCGTCGAGGTGGCATCGACCGGGATCGTCGGAGGCGTCGACCCGATCGAAGGCGTGCTGAGCGCGGTGCTTGCGCCGGCAACGATGACGGCGACCGGCACGGTCCCGCCGCTTCGGCGATCGACACGCCCCGGCGTCCGGCCTTCGGTCCTGAGCATCGATCGGCGGGACAACGCGACCAGCACGGCCCGGCGCGCGCCGGCGCTATCAACGGCCCGGAGGCCATAGGCGATGGCGAATATCAGAGCCGGTGACCTGAACCGGCGCATCACGATCCAGCGGGCGACCGTGACGATCGACGCGCTCGGCGGCGAGGCGAAGGCCTGGGCCGATCTCGCGACGATCTGGGCCGCGGTGAAGCCGATCAGCGATGGCGAGCGATGGCGGGCGCAGGAGGTTGCGGCGTCGGCGACGCACCGCTTCACGATCCTGTTTCGCGCGGCGTCCCCGAAGCCGACCGATCGGATCGTCTACGAAGGGCGTGTGTTCGAAATCTCGGGCGTGAAGGAGCTCGGCTTCCACGAGGGCTGGGAGGTCACTGCTTCTGCACGCGCAGAGTAGGGCATCCCAGCGCCCGCCGCTGAGCGTTCATCTGCTGCATGTAGGCGACGAGGCCGAGGGCGGCGGGGTTGCCTGAGATCGTCCGGCTGACGAGGCAAGCTCCGGCCGGAGTTTCGAGAACGTCGTTCCAGTTCCCCGGCAAACCGTCCGGAGATGCGACGCATTCGGTCGCGACGAGGGCGCGGACGCCCTCAGCGCGCATGAGCGCCGCGTATTCGGCGCAATCCGCCGCTGCGAGTGGCGTGGCGGCGACGGCGAGTAGTGCGGCTGTTCTGATCATCCTGGGAACATCGGCATGGCAAACACGACCGTCAAGATAGACGGCCTGCGCGAGCTTGAGGCGGCGCTGGCCGATCTCGGCAAGGCGACGGCCGGCAACGTCCTGCACCGCACGCTGATGAAGCGCGCCCAGCCGATCGCGGACGCGGCGAAGGCGGCGGCCCCCAGCAAATCCGGCGGGCTCGCGGAGAGCATCAAGGTCGTGAAGGCGAGTTCGCAGCGGCGGAAGGCCGGCAAGGCCGCATACGCTGCGGCGATGAAGGGCGGCGCGAGCAAGGGCGCCGCGGTCGGCGCCATGCGCGACGCCCAACGGTCCGCGTCTGGCGGGATGCTCGACACGTTCGCCGAGGTTCTGGTCGGCCCGGACAACCGCCCGCAGGCCCACCTGATGGAGTTCGGCACCGGCGAGCGGTTCCACAAGAGCGGCAAGTCGGTCGGCGCCATCGATCCCCCCCGGCCGTACCTGCGCCCGGCGTGGGACGCGCACAAGGGTGGCCTGGTCGACGGGATCGGCGAAGACCTGTGGGCTGAAATTCGCAAGTCGGCGGCCCGGAAGGCGAAGCGGCTGGCGAAGAAGGCCGCTGCGGGCTGATGGAAAAAGACCTTCTGGCCTTGCTGGCGGCGACGCCTGCCGTCAGCGCGATCGTGTCGGGTCGGATCAGCTGGGTCGAACGGCGGCAGGGCGCGGGGGCGCCGTATGTCGTGCTGCACCGCATCAGCGGTGGTCACGATTACACCATGCGCGGGCGGGTCAACTACCAGGCGACGCGCGTGCAGGTCGATTGCTGGGCGGAGACGACGATCGGCGCGAAGGCGCTGGCGGATGCGGTCTCCTCGCGTCTCAGCGGCTACGCCGGCACGGTCGGCGGCACGCGGTTTCAAGGTGTTTTCCTCGATGCGGAGCGCGATCTCCGCGACGTCGAGGCCAACGGCGCGGAGCGGTTTTCCCGCGTCTCGCAAGACTACTTCATCCATCACTCAGGAGCGTAGGACATGCCTGTAGCCCCCTCTGAGGCCATCCTGGGTTATGGCCTCATCTACGAAATCAGCGACGGCGCCGGCGGCTGGATCGAGCTCGCGGAGGTCATCGACCTGACGCCGCCGAACCAGCAGACCGAGGAAGTCGAGAAATCTCATCTGCGGTCGCCGGGCAAGACCCGCGAGTACCTCTCCGGCTGGAATGACCCCGGCGAGGCCGGCGTCACCATCAACTTCATTCCGGGCAGCGCGACCGCGACGCTGATCCTCGGCCTGAAGGCGTCGGGTGTCGCGCGCGCGCACCGGATCACTTGGCCGAATGGCGAAATCTGGACGTTCTCCGGGTTCATCAAAGGCTTCGAAGCGTCGAGCCCGATGGACGACAGGCTCACCGCGGTCGTCACCATCCGCGTGACGGGCGACACCGTCATCACGGCCGCCGCGGCGCCGACGAACATCGTTCTCCCGGCGATCTCGGGCGTGGCGCAGGTCGGGCAGGTTCTGACCGCGTGGCCCGGTGTCTGGGCCGGCGGGCCGGCGTTCACCTACCAGTGGCAGGAAGACGACAGCGGCTGGGCGAACATCGCCGGCGCGACGGCAGCGACCTATACGCCGGTCGTCGGCGAGGTCGGCAACCCGCTGCGCGTGATCGTGACCGGCACGAACACGGCCGGCACGGCGAGCGCGACGTCGGTTGCCACCGCTGACGTGGTCGCCGCCTGATGGCAAACATCAACCGCGGCGAGGTCGACCTCAAGGCCGGCGACAAGATCTGGACGCTGGTGTTCAGCGTCAACGCCCTCTGCGAGCTCGAGGAGCTGGCCGGCAAGTCAGCTCTCGCGTTCGCAAATGAACTGAGCGACGAGGAAAACGTCTCGATCAAGAAGCTGCGCCTTCTGTTCTGGATCGGCCTGCGGGATCGCCACCCTGACGTGGACGAAAAGGCGGCCGGCTCGATCATGTCTGGCGCGGGCCTGAATGAGGCGATGCAGGCGGCGACGAAGGCGCTGAGGGCCGCGTTCCCGCAGGGGGAAGCGCCGGCGGAGGCGCAGGACACGGCGCGAGCGGAGTAGATTGGCTCGGGTTTCTGTCTTCCTACGTCTCCGCCGGATTTTCGCCCGAAGGCTTCTGGCGCCTTACCCCCCGCGAGATCGACGCGCACATGAAAGGCGCATCCGAGCGCCTTGAGCGCGAGCAGCGCGAGCGCGCGTGGCTGGCGTGGCATATCGCATCGCTGCCGCTTCAGAAGAAATTCCCATCGGAGAAAGATTTCATCTTCGGCGGCGAGAAGAAGCGCGATCCGCGCCGTAAGTCGCCTGACGAGCTGCGCGTTATCGCGCAGCAGTGGCATGCGCAGATATCGGGGATGAAGCGTTGATGGAATGGAGCGCCAGATGAGTAACGCTGTCGTCGGCTCTCTCCGGGTAGTTTTAGGCATAGACACGGCCGCATTCTCAGACGGCCTGAAGAAGGCGACGAGCGGCCTTGCCGACGCCGGCAAGCGGATGCAGGATGTCGGCAAGACGCTGACCAAGAACGTTTCGGCCCCGCTCGCGGCGACGGCTGCGGCGCTCGGCCTCGGCCTCGGGAAGCTTTCCGGCGATCTCGCCGCGCTGAAAACGCAGGCGAGCGTTGCCAACGTCACGGTCGAGGAGTTCCAGCGTCTCGCGTTCGCCGCGAAGTCGGTCGGCATCGAAAACGACAAGCTGGCCGACATCTTAAAAGACACGACCGACAAGGTCGGCGACTTCCTGACGACCGGCGGCGGCCCGATGGCCGATTTCTTCGAACAGATCGCGCCCCAGGTCGGGGTCACGGCCGATGCGTTCCGCAACCTCTCCGGCGCCGATGCGCTCCAGCTCTATGTGTCGTCGCTCGAGAAGGCCGGCGTCTCGCAATCGGAGATGACATTCTACATGGAGGCCCTGGCGAGTGACGCCACGGCGCTCCTGCCGCTCCTGCGGGACAACGGCGCAGAGATGGGTCGGCTTGGCGACAAGGCGGCGAAGTTCGGCCTCGCCACTGGCCAGACGGCGGAAGACGCGGTCAAGTTCCAGGAGAGCATGCGCGCGCTCGGCGCCGCAGTGTCGGGTGTCGGTATCGCGCTGGCGAACAGCGGCATTCTCGACACAATGGCGCAGCTCGTCGAGCGGGTCGCGGAGTGGACTTCGGTGCTCGGCCAGGTTGACCCCCAGATCGTGCAGTTCGGCCTGATACTCGGCGGTCTCGCCGCCGCGCTTGGCCCGGTTTTGGTTGCGCTCGGCATTGCCGCGACGGCAATCGCCGCCATCGGCGCGCCGGTCGTCGCCGTCGTTGCGGGCATCGCCGCACTGACCGCCGCGGTGGTCGCTTTCTGGCCGGAAATCCAGCGCGCGAACGCCGCGTTGACGGCGTGGGTGAACGACATCGAGGCGCGCGCGATTGCGGCGCTGAAAGATCTGGGCGCTGCGTTCGTGCGGGCGAAAGACGACGTGATCGCCTTCGGGACGCAGGCGCTGGATTGGATCAAGGCGAAGCCGGCGGAGATCGCCGCCGCGTTCTCCGGGCTGCGTGAGAAGTTCATGCAGATCGGTCGGGACATCCTGCAGGGCCTATGGGACGGCCTTAAGGAGAGCTGGGGCGGGATGTCCGAGTGGTGGGCGGGCATCGCTGGAAAATTCGAGACCGTCATTCGCGCGGTGACTCGCACTCAATCGCCGTCGCAGGCGTTCTATGAAGTCGGCATCGACCTGATGGCGGGCCTTAAACTCGGGATCCAGAGCGGCGCCGAGGCAGTGGCCGGTGCTTTGACTGGCGTTGCACAAAACGCGGTCGCGGGGATGCAGGCGCTTCTGGGCGTCGGGCAGGACGTCGCCTCCGGCCTCAGCGGCATCAACAATCGCATGTCGAAGACCGCGCAGAAGTTCGCTGCGGCTATCGCGCTGGTGAACGCCTATCAGGCGGCGTCCGCGACGTTGGCCGATCCGCGCCTGCCGTGGTTCGCGCGCATCGCCGCGGCCGGGTCGGTTCTGGCGGCCGGGCTTGGCTTTGTCTCCGCGATCAAGAGCGGCGGCAGCGGCGGCAAGGGTGGCGGCGGAAAGGGCGGCGGCGGGTCGCAGCGCGTGCCGACGCCGACGCAGACCGCCGTCACGACGACGGAGCAGAAGCAAGCCCCGCTCGACATCCGCCTGCACCTGCCCGAGCGGGGCGTGTTCACGAAGGCGCAGCTTGCGGAAATTCTGGATGGCATCAACCGGGAAGCCGGCGACCGCGGAATGCGGCTTCTGGTGGTGAAGTGAGGAGAGCGACGAAGGATGACAGAAGATGAGATGCGTGAGGCGGCAAAATCGCTGACCCCGGAGCAGATCGCTGAAATAAACGCAGAAACTCGCCGCCGCCGGGATGCCGCCATGGAGGCGCTCCGAAAGTCATTTCGGCGACTTTCTGCGTAGATAAGGCCTTACGCGGGATTGGCAGGCTCGCTCCCGTTCCGGTCGACAATAGACTGTATGCGCGATGCCAGCACGTCATACTCACGGATGAGATCTTCGGCGTCTTGAGTTAGGCGTTCGTCCCTGAGGCGCTCTCGCATAAGATTCCTGAGATGGGTTGCTTGTTTCTGGCGCTTTTGGGTTCGCTCCAGAAGGTTAAGGAGAGTGGAGACCTTCGGGGACTTTGCGGCTTCGTGGCGCCCGACCGCGGCTTCGATTTCCTGAAGGCGCATCCTTTCTCGAGGTATGCCCTCTGGCAGTGATGCGTCGTTCTTGCGCCTGTTCTTGTCCCAGAGACTTTCATGCGCCCGCGCTTCACCACGAAGAAAGGCCTCCGCGTTTTCCCTGGCCTCGTCTTCTGTCTCGAATGGCGGAGAGAAATGGGCTTCATCGCCCCAATCGATCCCGACGTCGTCGGGATACGGCGCCGAAAACTTCCATCCGCCGTCGCTGGGGAAGATGGTCGCCCAATCGTTGCCCGGCAGTAGCTTCGTCAAGTTGCCCTTCGATGACCGATGCCACGTCGTCCGCGGGTCCGCAACACCATCCTTTCGGCGAAAGAAAAGCAAATAGACCGCCGCAATAACGACGAGCGCCAGAAATATTTCCATGACAGTCTCCCCCTCGCTCCGGGGAGGGGATCACGGACCAGGCGAGTCGGGCAAGGGGCTTTACTTACTTCGGACGGCGGAGCCTGTTGGGCGAAATGGTACGGCCGTCTGGTTCGTTGAGAAGAACCTTTGTGATGGCGCGCTTGAGGTCCTCTATCGCATCGTCAAACTCTTTGGCATAGGTGCCGCGCTCCGTTGGTAGGTAATCGAGCATTAGGTCCGCCAGCTCCGTTATCTCGGCCGCCTTGCGTGGCGCGGGGTATCTTGTTTCCAAAGTGGCAACTATCTCGGCGTTCATGGACCGATTGTTCGCCTCAGCCGCAGCCTTGATCCGGTCCCGCATCCCGTCAGGGAGGCGGAGCATGTACTGGTCGAGTTTCTCGCTTGGATATTTCGGTTTGGCCATGATTCCCTCGGGGCCTATCAACTAGGTAGATTCGGTCGTTGACACCACCCTATCGAGTTGATAGGCTCGATCCTATCAAGTTGATAGGGGAGGTGATGAAGAGGGTCGCGACGGATCAGTACATGCTCCGCCTGCCGGATGGCTGGCGCGATGCAATCAAGACTCGCGCTGCGGCGAACCGTCGCTCGATGAACCAGGAGATACTGATCGCCCTTGAGGGGCTGATCGGGGAGGCGGCGGGGGGCGAGTTTGGCGACCTGACCCCCGCCGCCGGAAACGACAGCGCCGCGTTGACGCGCGGCGGCATCTGATCACCACGGCTGAAAAGGAGCCACGGATGACTGAGACGAACGTTATCGCCTTTCCGCTCGTCGCGGTAGGCCAGATCGGCGACGACACGGTGCAGACCGTGAACGCCCGCGACCTCCATGCCTTCCTCGGCATCAGCACGGCGTTCAAGGACTGGATCGCTCGGCGGGTCTCCGACTACGGCTTTCAGGAGGGCCGGGACTTCTGCTCATTTCTGAGCGAAAGCCAAGGCGGACGCCCGGCCAAGGAATACGCACTCACCATCGACATGGCGAAGGAACTGTCGATGGTGGAGCGCAACGAGCAGGGGAAGCGCGCCCGGCTCTACTTCATCGAGATGGAGCGCCGGGCAAAGGCCGCCGGCGACCCGATCCACCTGCTGAACGACCCGGCGGCGATGCGCGGCCTGCTTCTGACCTACAGCGAGAAGGTGATCGCGCTCGAAGCGCAGGTGTCCGACCTGTCGGAGAAGGGCGAGGCTCTGGATCGGATCGCGACGGCCGATGGCTCGCTCAACATCACGGAGGCGGCGAAGGCGCTCCAGATGCGGCCGAAGGACTTGTTCGGTTGGCTGCGGGCGAACGGCTGGATTTATCGCCGGGCCGGCGGCTCGCACGATCTCGGCTACCAGTCGAAGACGACGGCCGGCCTGCTCGAGCACAAGGTGACGACGGTGCTGCGGGCGGACGGGACCGAGAAGATCACCGAACAGGTGCGCGTGACGCCGAAGGGCCTCGCGCGGCTGTCCGCGCTCATCAAGCCGGCGATCAGCGCCGCCTGACCAAGCGGCCCCCGGCGGTGCTGCAACACCGACCGGAGGCCTGACCCCAACCGATCCCTGTGGAGATCGATCATGGCTGCCTCAACGAATACCATTCCGCGCCACCGGGCGAAACCGTTCGGCGAGTTCATGGCAAAGGTGCTGGACCCGCTGCCCGACGCCGAG